GGGCGAGCGATTTCGAAGTATGCCAGACCAGCGGAAGGCGTACCAACGGCAGACGCGCCGCGAGCAAGCTTCACACGGTCGCCAGCAACAACGGCATCGTCAACCGAGCCAGCCGTGGCCGTGGCATAGACCAGCGCGTTGTCAACGTAACCCGTAAGGGCCTTGCCGACAGCTTTGCCGCTGATTTGATACCAGCCGTATTGGTTGGCCACGTTTGCAGACATAGCAACGGCTGTTTGGCCGATGTCATTGGCAGCAAGGAGCGTGGTCGTGTAGTCGGATTGGTAATAAGTCACCCAAGAACCAACAGCCGTGGACGATACGCCCTTCAGGTAAATAAATTCACCCGAACCAAGCGTTTCGTCATCCGCCTGCACAATCGTACCCAAAGGCACGGCTGGGCTTGCGGTCGTATCAGTGATGGTAATGCCCGGAACACCGATAGTCGTTTCGTTTACAGTAAAAGCCATAATATATTTTTCCTTCTATTACGATTGTGACAGAACGCCCTGAAGGGAAGCGTTGGAAACCGTCATGTTTCCAGCGAAGCCGATCAGTTTAACCATGGCATCTTGGTTGGTCGCATAGCGATCATCCCCGATTGGAACCATGTTGCGTTGGGCGTGGGGACGGAAGTGGATGTAATCCGTATTCAGGAAGTACATCGTGTTCGTCGGGCAGAAACCGCCAACACCGCCGTCCAGAACAACGTCAGCCGAACCACCATGACCGAAATACTTGAGCGAGGTAAAGCCCGCGCCTGCCATATCAGGGTCCGTAATACGCTGGATAGCTTGGAGGCTATTCAGGTAAAACTGGTAGTAGTTACCGTCAGCCACGATCAAATCCGTGCGATCCGTACCGCGAACCAATGACATAGCCATCGTGTTCATACGGTCTTGGATGTTGGTGGCAGAAGCCGCCGTACCCGAAACCGTTGCAGCGTTGCGCCAGAACGTCCATGTTGCGCGGTCGATACCGCCGACCGTGCCCGTGGTTGGCGTTTTGGAAACCAGCAGTTGAAGACCGCCGATTTGTTTACCGCCGTCCGCCGTACCATCGGAATAGCAGTCGCCCGCTACGTTGTTCATCATGGTCTTTTGGGCGTTTTTGATACGCGAGGCCAGAAGCGGAATAATTGCTTCCTCGCCGGAGTTCTGGAGTTGCTCCAGACCGGAAATGGAAACAGCAACCGCTGCCTGTTTGTAGTCAAATTCCGCAGCCGTGAACACATCCGAGGGGGAAATGTTCAGGGTTTCATAACCGGAATAACGCTTGTACGTCGAGTTTTCGGCGTATTCGAGTTCTTGCACGATTGTGCGACCGCCAGAAACGGTTTGCACTTTTCCCTTTTTCTTCAGACGATTCAGAAGGGCGTTGTTTTTCAGCATGTTGTCAGCCAGTTCGCCCGTACGGTTACGCAGGGTCGTGGTGACAATCTCCGATAGGTTTGGTGAAGCCATTATATTCTCCTAATTTTTGATACTAGGAGACACCGCGCCCCCTAGTTATTGAATAACGCCACGCGCTTCCCGCATTTGGTCGCGCAAGTCGTCTTCTAGTGATTTCGTGGGAGCTTTTGTCGATGGTGAAGTCAGGTCGGGACTTCCAGTGACCGAAGCGGACGCCTGTTTTTTTGCCTTTAAATCCGCTTTTCGCTTCGCTTCCAGTGCGGCGTTTTGTTCCGCAAGTAGCGTGGAGCGTATAGTAGGATTGGCGTAACAAGCCATGTCATACGCCTCTTGCATATCCTTGGCCTGACCCGAAGCAAGCAATGGAGCCATCATAGGCTTTACTTGTTCAAAGTGTTTGTTGGCCGGGTTAGCAGCGAAGGCACTGACCTCGGATTGAATATTAGCATACTCCATTTTCTCCTGCAACCGCTTTTCAATAACTTCCGGATTGGCTTGTTGGCGGAGCATTTGGAGTTCTTGTTGCATCTGGGCAATGACAGGGTGGATTTGTTCTTGCGGTTGCGCGGCCTGTCCCAAGTCCACGCCGTATTGTTCTGCCACTTGGCGCAACAGATGGGCTTTTTGTTGGGGGCTTCCAGTGCGAAGGACATAGGCCGTATTCAGCAAATCTTTTACGGCTCCGGCAGGAGTGCCGCCTTCGGATTGAATGATGGCCATATATGGGGAGACAACTTCCTTCATCTCCCGACCAAGGCGCAATTCCCCATCATGGCGGGTCATCATCTGATGAATGTCGTTTTCGCGCTTTGACCATTCGGCGCGTACATCCTCGGGCAACTCGTTCCATTTGGCTTTGATGGCACCGGACAAGGCAACGGGCGCATCGCTCTTTTCAACCACAGGCGTTACAGGTGTTTCAACAGGAGTTTCGGGCTTTTCAACCACTTCATCCGGCGTATCTTCTACCTCATCTTCGCCGCTCATGGCATTGCGAAGCTCATCTTCAAGAGAGATAGGGGCTTCTTGTTCGATTTCTTGTGTTTGGTCGCTCATTTTTTCTTACCTTTTCGGGTTGGAGAAAGTTGGTTGATGGATTGCTTGATGGCTTTTTCCCAATTAATCGGGTTTAGTTTCGGGGAAGGTGCTTTAGGCGTGGTGCTGTCATCAATTACAAGCCCCTTTGCTTTTACAGCCTTGTAATATTCTGATTTGGAATCGTATGTTTTGCCATCGGCAGGATTGAATACGCCCTGAACGCCCTGCCCCAAACTATCAGAGCCGCCGTAGTTCGACGGTATGGCGGCGTTGCCCGTTCTTATCAAAAGCCCGTCAATCGTGACGTATCGGCCAGATGGGAGTGTGCTTTTTATATTATTAATATAGTCCCCTCTAATATATTCATGGGGAACAAGGTCGCCTTCGTCATCCTGTGTATAATAGAAGTCACTCATATAAGCAACAACAACGCCATTTCGTCGTCCTTCTCGCGTATCATTTTCTGCACTTCAAAGCTATGTGCCAGCATAAGGTCTATATAGTTTTGAACCGCCTGAAGTTCCGCCTCAAGTTTTGCAAAATCTACGTCACTTTTTTCATAGACTATTTTTGTTATCTGTTTTGCAGAAACTGGAATTTCTGTGATGGCTTCCGCAGCCTCTATCAATTCCGGCGTGATTGTGGTTTTTGCCGTAATACCGTTTAATCTTTCTAGGTATTTACGGTATTTTTTATGGTCGCCGAAACCTCCGCCTACAGCCGCGTCCGGAGGAATTGGAGTGATTCCGCTAGATTGTGGGAAATATCTTTGCGCGAAATATCTGGCTGCAAAATATCTATGTCCAAACATCTATGACGCGTCCAAAGTTACCGCTGTTCTATTTCCGTCTGCATCCACAGTTGCATCAATGCGGTTTTTCGTATCGTTTACATCGCGAATAAGAACATTGGTTGTAGCAGCACCGGAAAGTTTTGCAGCCGTTGCGGACAAAATAAGCCGCATAGATTGGCGCGGAGTGTATCCTGTTTCAATGCCGTTTGCGCGGTCAAGTAGGGCGTCCGCGTTTTCGCTCGCTGTCGGGACGTTTCCGACATCTGTTAAAATCGTATCGACATTGGCGTCAATAATATCAACCTTACCTTCTATCGTTCCGAGATCGGTTATAATAACACTAGCCCCTGATACAATCGTATCAAGCTTTCCATCCATTGTTGAAAGCTGCGTATCAAGGTTGGCCGAAGCAAGACCAACCGCACCGCGCACTCCCGCTGCGTCCAGATCGTTAAATCCAGTTATTCCAACACCTTTTGCTAGAACAATATTGGTTCCAGCCGTAAGAACTCTTGTCCCAACCGCCCAAACATCGGCAGCGGCAATATCATTGAAGCCTGTAATGCCCGTACCCTTGGCAAGTACAATGTTCGTGCCTGCGGTCAATACTCTCGTGGTGGTAGCCCATACAGCCGTGCCGACTTCCGTACCAAAGTCAGCAGCAGCGGCGGCAGCGGTTATAGTATTGGCTGCCATGGCACCTACGCTTGCATCAATTCTCCCCGATACCAGAGCAGCAGGAAGGCGCGTTTGGATGTCCTGCGTATCCACTTCAATAGCTGCTGTTTGCGTTTTAACCGCGGCGACATCTGCAGAGATCGATGCGCCGACCGGTGCGCCAACGCGGGCAAAGCTGTCGCCTGTCTGCGGGAAGTCGGTGTATAGCTGCACGGTCGCAGGGATCGCGCCGGTGCCTATGAACGTGAAAGCGATGTGATCGTAATTCGTCTCGGCCTGTGCCGGCGCGTAGCTGTGATATCCGTTGCCCTCGTGCGTGCATACGCCAGAGCCGACCGAGCCGATCGCTTGCGTGCCGTTATCGCCCGTTACATAAACAGTTGTTGTGCTGGTAAATGCCGCACCTGTGGTTGCATCAACCATCTGTGCGCCGATTGATTGAGAAGCTACGTTCTTTTTCATTGCCCTTGTCCCATCATAAAATTGGAATTTTTAGCCCACGCTGATTTGAACCCAGCGGCGGGGGGAGCGGTGAAAATCCAATTTGTGTTATTGCCGCCGTCCGTCGAGTTGGCCCCCGCATAAAATGGCACGTTTCCGGCTGCGGTGATACGGGTAAGATCGAGATAGTCCGCCGACATTTGGCCGGACGAGAGAGAGACGGTCGCATTAGCCACACCGGAAGACGAGCCAATTGTTATGAGGTTGCCGGATGTGCCAAGCCATGCAGGAGGCGTGTTGATCGTGGTTGTCGTTCCGTTCGTGAAACGCACGTTCGCCAACGGCTCCAGAATGATATCGTTGAAGGTGTTACTGTCTTGGAAGACGTAAATTCCGGCGCTGGCGGCTCCTTCAATCTTTACGTTATAGTATGTTTGGCCGCCACCTCTGAACGTTTTGCTGCTTGTGCCGGTGTTCGTTGGATTTATCGTCGAAGTCTGTGCGTTGACTGTAAGGTTCGTCGTGGCCGCGTTCACGTCCCATGTTGCGTTCAGCGTGTTGGATAGTGTCCATGTGCCGGAACCCATGTTGATGACTTTTACGCCGCTGCCTGAAATGAGAACACGGTTACAGCTGACATTTCCGGTGACGGTGATCGTTCCGGCTGTAAACGTGAATGGCACGTTACCCAGTGTTGCATCGTTAAAGAGGAAGGTTGCGCCCTGACAGTTCAGCTGCGATCCCGACGTGATGTTGTAACCGTTCATGTCGAACGTACCGGCGGTCCATGTGGACTGACCGTTGTACGCAAGGTTGCCGTTAAAGGTGATAGATCCTGCGGCCGTGCTATTGATCGGCCCCGTCGATGCACCAGCCACGAAGCTATAATCCCCCGTGTTAATCAGTCTTAGACGCGCAAGGGCTTTTCCGGCAGGATCAATCGTGTGTGTGCCGGTGCCGTTCAACTCGATTGTCGAGTTCCCCACGTTGCGAGTGTAGGTCATGGTTGCCGAGAACGTAATCGAGCCATCAGCTCTGATGTAGGTATTTGCCGGATGGGAGAGAGTGCCTAGATATCCCGTACAGTCGAGATCACGGCAAAGGTTCGGTGCGCCGCTTGTGCCGTTGACGGTGACGTTTCCTGATGTTGCCGTGAGCAGCACATCGTCCGCAGCAGTCGGAGCAACCCCGCCGACCCATGTACCGCCAGCCGACCAGTTACCACCACCTGCTGCGGCAGTAATCGTCGCCATTAGTGTACCCCTGCTATATTGCCGTTGGCGTCTCTGATAACTTGTCTAGGCGGCGGATTTTGAATGGCCTCGATAACCGCCTGATTTCCTTGTTGCTGCATTTGGGCGATCATGCCGAGCGCGTTGGTCATTTGCGCCATGATAACGGCAATTGGAGCCTCGCCCTCGTTCATATCGTTGTCCGTCATGGCCAAATCCGGTGAAACCTTGGTTTTGGCATCAATGCGGGTTTTGGTTAAATCGGCGCTAATCTTTTCTTTTTCAACGCCAAGCTTTTGTTGCTCAAGCGCAAAGTTTTGATCTGCCAGATATTTGTCTTGCTGCATTTTCTGGCCTTCAAATTCCATTTTTGCTTTTTCTCCTTCGGCCTTCATTTTTTCGGCCTCCAAAGCAGGATCAGGCTGTGGCTGCGGGTTTTCCGCCGCTTTTTTCATCTTATCAATGACGCTATCAAAAGTTGTTTCCAGTTCTCGCGAGACTTTAAACCCACGAACGCCAAACATCAGCATTTCCATGAGAAGCGGCTGCAATTCGGGGTTTTGTATCGTCGCCATTTGTTGAATAAACGAGCCTGCCGCATTTAGAAACTCGGTGCGGGCCGCTTTTTCGGCCTCTTGGTCGGTCTTGATAGTGGAATCTGTCTCGATGTCAATACGGAAACAACGCGCCGTATCGTTACGGATAATTCCTTCGATTTCCTCCCATGTGGGGAGGCCCATCAGTTCTTGGATTTCCTCCGGTAATTCAGGAGGCGGCATGGGCTGGCCGTCCGGTCCCATTTGCGGCTGTTGCTGCATTTGAAGCGGCTGCTTTTCGGCCTGTGTTAGCAGCTTGATACCTGAAACTTGTTTAATCGTATCAATGGAAAAATGCTCGGCTATGATTTCGGCCATAATCCGGACCATATCGCGGGCTATGCGGGAAACATCGCCTTGCATGTGGTTTAGGCGAAGCGAGGCGTATTGGCCTTTAAGCTGTTGCGCGGTCGCTGTTTCGGCTGCGTTGGTCGCGCCTCGGATAACATCGGAAATACCCGTGATTTCGTACAGGTCATTCTTGACGCGCTCGCGGCTTTCATACAGCCCGATAAGCGTTTCCATGATTTCCTGCATGGGGAGCAACGCAAACACGCCCGCAAGCCCGCCTTTTTCAGCAAACGCGGCCCATTGATCGACTGGGATTAGTTTGTTTTCCACGCCTTCGGATAGCAGGCGGTCCAGCCCTTGCGCGTTGGCGGCATAAACCCCGGCAACCTTCAAAGCCTTGGTTATCATATCAATACGGCCAGTAAGCATGTCCAGTTCGCGGGCTTGGTCTTGGTACTGGATAAAGTCTGGGACCGGAATAAGGCTGTCGTTTGTCAGCGTGGCGTACAAAGGTTTAGGGCACGGGAAGAAGTCCTTCAAACGCAAGGGATCGTCGCGCTCATCCAGAACTTCCGGATGGTCGCGGTGAACCCAAAGGGCTTTTTTCTTGGTCTTGTCCCAAATTTCGTAAACGGTCGCCTTTTTGCCCGCTTCTGTCTCTTTGCCGTCATCGGTGCGGGGCTTGGCGTCTAGCTGGATGGTTTTGCCAATCTCTCCGAAGCGTTTGACCAGTTCAGCGCGGGATAGATAAACCTTGCGCCATACGCCGCGCACTTCCTGCCATGTTCTAGCCCATGTATGCCCGAAGTCTTGCCAATGGACGTAATCAGGAACAACGTCTTCCGCATACAATTCTTGTTCCGGTTCTTCCTTGCCGTCATCCGATTGCATGGTGGCATCGTCGGTGATTTGCTCAACATCCTTGAACGTGGGGACGTAGCGAATCCATGGCGTACCCCTGCCGGATAGCAGGCGGTCCAAAACCATCTGGCGCATGACGTTATCAAACAGGTCATGATTGACGTAATACATGGTAGCGCGTTCAAGCACCAAAGCGGAATATCGCCCCAAATCGTCATCGTCCTGAAAACGGCGGTCAATGTTTACGATTGGAGGCGTGGCATAAAGCGCAGGCGCGAGGGTCTGGACATTGGACCAAAGAATATTAAAGCGGGCTTTGTTCTTGGATGCGCCTTTGCGCTCGTCGCGATAGCGGTCGATAATCTCTTTGGAGCGTTTCTCCCATGGCTGGAAGTTTTGCTCATAAGCGTCGATCTGGCCGATCCAGAAAGCGACTGTGGAGGATATTTCAGATGCGATCATATCCGCCATGTTGTTCTTCCCCGTAGAATAACTCATTGACCGTCATTTGCTCTAAGAATTTAGGCGTTGCTGGCGGCTGTGGTAGTTTAGCAGATTTCCAAACTTGTGCAATGATTTCGAAAGCATCGCAAGAATGTGAGTAGGCGTCATGGTCCGGCTTGTCCAGATACTTGTTGCGCTCCTCGTCAAAAAGATACTGGTATTTCCGCAAAGCCCGCAATCCTGCCTTGCAGGTGTCGGGGTCAATCCATGCCATATCAAGGGTAAGTCTTGCCGCCTCGATCTGGTTTTGTTGTGACGTTGCTGGAATGATCGTGGATTTTATGCCAAATTCAAACAACTGCTGGACAATAGACCTGCCGCCCGCAGCCTGTAGCTTGTTTGCCGCGTCATGCGGGACGTAATGCTCGGCATAGGCATAACCCGCCCTGCGCTCGTTTGTAACCGCGCCCAACGTGTATTTGGTTATCTTGCCATTTTCCCCATATTGAATATCGGTAATCTCGCGGCCATAAAGGATTTCCGCATAATGCCTTATCCCCTCGCGGTTGTTTTCGTAATAATCAATCAGGCGAACTTCATTGCCAGCGACTTGGAACCACCATACTGCGGTATCATCAGAAAATCCTAAATCCCACGCCGTAAACACTGGCAAGGTCGGGTCGTAAATCCCGCGCTTAACCCTGCCTTCCCGTTCCATTTTGGCTATCCATTTGCCGTATACCGCGCCATCTGTATTGGTGTTAAACGAGCCTTCCCATATCCATTCATAACGCTGCGGATTGTTCTTTAGGTCACGCAGCCGGACCTTGTTCAGGCTTTCGGGAAACCACGGATTGTCATACCAGTTAATCTTAACAACCTTGAACGTGTCATCCGCGTTGGTCACAAACATGTTATGTATCGGGTCTTCCTCGTCTTCCGGGTTCCACGATCCCCACAATTCGCAATCGGGAAAATCCCGCATGACTGTGGGAATTAGGTAGGTCAGCGAGGATTCGGATACCTTTTGCGCCTCTTCCAGCCATGTCCTGCGAACGCCATGCAATCCTTTGACTTCCGCAATGTTTGTCCGAAGCCCGTAGAATAGAAATTCATTGCCGTTTTTGCAGCGTATGTATTCCTTGCCAACATCGAAAGCGTCTTGCAGGCCAAGTATGGGTATTTGGCTGGCGATAACAGAAAACACGCTGTCCTTAAGCGATTTCTGCAACTCCCGCCCGCATAGGAATTTCCAAGGTTTTGTAGACGGGTCCAGAATGTCTATAATGGCCTTATTCGCAAAGCCGATTGTTTTGGCCGCACCCCTGCCGCCATATGCGCCGCGATAGTCTGCTGGCCCCTCGAATATCTGGGCCATCTTTTCGGGCAGGTCTAGGTTGATTACTTGGGGCAATCTTTGGGCTTCACATGATTGATATTTACGATAAAGCCGTCCGAGGGCTTCCCATCTGCGCCGAGGGGCTGGATTTCGGCGCGGGCTAACTTCGGTATGTTATATTCAACAACGCTCATAAACGCCTTGAAAGCGGCATCCGGGTCGTCTTCCGCAATACGGTCTAGCCAGCCGTTCAAGCGCTCTACGTTGCCTTCTACAAAACTGGCTATAGCTTCCCGTGCGTTGATGGTAGACTTATTGGGAGTGCCCTTGGGCCTTCCGTTGGGGTTTCCCGTCTGTCCTTTACGCTGCGCCATTGTTTTATAATGTTGTTTTCATAAGCTTTTGTCAAACTCTATTTACATTCCTCTATCGTCTTGGCGTGTTTGGTGAGGGCCTTCTCTGCCACCTTTGAATCAGTTTCATAATCTGGCTCTGTTGCGTAATACCCCAAAGCCTCCGCCAAATCCCGTATGCAAGCGCGGGCGGCGTGTTTATCCTTTACTCGGTATCTGTAAGTTACGATCATCTCACCCCTCCGCGCTTGTGGTTGTGCTAATTGTCATACTCATTGCCTGTTACCTTAAACACATGGTCGCATTCTGGGCATTTAACGTGACCGTCCAATTTAATATCAATGCGCACCGCTTTCCCATCCACAATGGCAAGTTTCCAAATGTCGCCAATTTCTTCGCCTTGCGCTAGTAACTCGCCCTCAAGCCCAAAGTCTGGGAAATACTTTTGCATGGTGAGAATAACGGTTTGTGCCGCTAACTCCGCATCGTAAAACTTTTCGTTTCCGTCCCATTGGATTCCAGACTTATCGGGCGCAATATCGAACTGGATATATCCTCTGTATTTTTCATACGGAACAACCTCCGGCACATCGGAAGATAATTCTCCCAAAAATGTACCCATGAATAATTCCTGCTCTGCCGTAAGCGGCGAAGTAAATTCTAAAACTCCTTCAAATTCGGTTGTGTATCCCATTATATTCTCTCCTTCACAAATTCGCTGGTGGTTGTTGGGCGGCGATCCCATTAATAACTTCGCGGAATATGGGATCGGTTCTCAAGTTGTCCCAAAATATCATATCGTAATCCATCACCGCCTCATTCCGTGGTTGTTTTGCGGCGCATCTGGCCAGTTGATCTGTTATTCCTGCGGGCTTTGAGTGCAACGCGGTATTTCTTGGCCTTCAAGGTTTTGAACTCAAACGAGCCATCCTTGAATGTCTTGGTTATTTCAATAATGTCAAACTCCATATCGTGAACCAGTCCGCAATCGCAGCAAGCCATTTTGTAACCGCGCATTAGGGGAAATTGCGGGTCTGACCAACCTGTTTCGTTTTCCTGTACTTTGTGGAACCTAGCCATTCTCCCCCTCCCCAGCCTCGCTGGTTGGTTTTGCGCTCAAAGCGGCGTATAACTTCTGAACGGATTTGCTGGGTATTCTATCCCCCGACTCGTAATAACGCACCATGCGTGTTCCTACGCCCAAGAATGAGGCAATCTCGGATAGGGATAGGTGGGCGGCTTGGCGGATTTGTTTGTAGTTCATTTTAAACTTTTCCAAGTGCGTTTTTGGATATAGAAACACATTCACTAACTAAGTCCCTAGTAGACACAGACCCCGAATCTTGTCGAATAATTGATATTTTCTCCAAGGCACTCACAAGGTCGTAATATGAATTGCAAGCACGAACAATAAATTCGGCGTTTCCTAAACCTACATAATCTGTACTGTCGTCACAAAAAACCTTTGCAACCCTATCTGTCGCCGTATCTATTTCTATCATACCCTCACATGGGTATTCCCCATGTACTATTTTCCAAGGTGTTGGCGTGTGTTTATTAATCATTATTAACCCCTCTCAATTTAAGAATACCCTCAAGCCAATGTCTGGCGGACAATCCATCCTTAATTTCCTTTTCAATAACAGAAAGTGACCGCTTAATGTCTTCCTCTGGCCATTGCTGTAATTCTGATAGTTTAGTGTTTCGGACGCGGGATGGCGAGATTGGTTCCTTACACCCCTCTATCGTCTTCCATTCCATATCTCTCTCCTCATGCCTCTGCGCTTGTGGTTGTGCTGTCCTTGCCCTCCCCAGCCTCGCTGGTTGGTTTTGCGGGGTGTAGGGCGATATCCTGCGAGAGCCAGAGCCAGAACCTCCCCAGACGCGAGTTAGGCACCCTTACGGGGGTTGTTTGTTCGCCGTGCTTGGTTGGGCGGGCCATTATGCGGCCAACCATTCATTAACCAGCGCATAATCCGAAAGTTCTTTTTGCATGTAAGCTTTGCCGGAAACATAGCAACGGATAACTTGGCGCATTTTGCGGCCATTCATAGCGGTTTTAACAATACGGGCGGTGCGTTTGCCCTTAGGGGTAAAATCCGCATTTGTTTGAATAATGATTTGCATGTTATTTTCTCCTTCCCCTCATTATGCACGTAATCACGACCCATGCAACAGTTTTGTGCAAAATAATTCCCCCCCCCATCAAAATAATCGGGGTTATCGAAATTCCTCCGGCATATCGTCGCCCTTGGTAAAATCAAACGGCTGCAATTCCCGCTTTGGCGCGTCTGGCTTAATGACATTAACCAGCGTATGCTCCTTTTCAATAATATTGGCTATCTGATCTATGGTCCAGACAACCACATCGCCAAACTCCCGTGCCGAATCTTTGAACAACGCAAAATCCTTTTCATGCCTGACAATCGCCAGCGTCTTGCCGCTAGGCATGGCCACTGTCCACGCTAGAGGCGCGTCATGGGGTTTGTGGCCTTGGGCTATCGCATCAGCTTCCATAGCTTCGTACCCTTTAATTGTTCCTGTAATAATTTCTGGCAGCGTAAAAGCATCGGATTCTGAAATAGCCTTGTTCAGCCTTTCCATCTGACGGTTCCATTTTTGCGCCATTTCAAAACTTACCAGCCGTTCCAACCGTCCGACACCCCAACGGGATTCAACCTCGCAAGCCTTCGTGTCGAGCTTATCCAGCCATTGATTTATGTAATATTGATCTGGCGTGATATTATCCGACATAGGCCATCCAATCTTATTTTCCTTAATTATGTTTCTCATTCAAACTCCAATCATACCTTCATACCTGTTTTTAGTATTTTTCAGCGTTGACGCTACCCGGTATGTTGTGGTATGCCCTAAAGGGCATTTACCACTCCACATACCAGGTATGTAAGTATGTCCGGAGCATTTCATACCTTCCATACCTTCATACCTCGTACCCTTTTCGTTCTTATTTTGCATCATTATCCTCTTGATATACTGGCCAGATAAACCCTCTATCAAAGTTGATTTTTTGGGCCTTCTTAAGGGCAAGGCGGGCGGTTTGGGTAGCGGATTTTACCTGCTCCGCAGTCGTCTTTTTCTCAGTTGCCATCATTTCTTTGAAGCCACGTTCTTCCATAACAAGACGCAAATCGTCATAGCTAACGCAGCGTATTTGGGGCTGTCCGGAGTAAATATTGCGCTCTTTACCATCTCTAATAATGGCCTCAATAAGCGCGTCATAAATAAATGTTTGGACCGGATTAAGTGTAACGGTGCGTTCTTTTTTGATTGGCTCGTCCAGATTTTCAACCACGCAACTAAAGACATCTTCCCCATATTGGTTCTGGCCAAGGTTCACCCCCTTAAGACCAAAATACAAGTCCTCGCCCATTTCCATGTCCCGTTGCTTGACAATTTTAACGGTAGAAAATTCTTCCCCATCTGCCCGAGAAACTTCTATTTCTGTATCAACCGCAGCCCGCAAACTTGAGTGGCCTCTTGCACCTTTAGCCTCATCCTTGCCGCTATGGTGGACGAAACAAACGTGCGCCCCGGTAACAGCCCTGATTTTATCGGCGTGATAAACAAGCATACCCATGTCCTGCCCGCTATTCTCATCGCCCCCCATTAAGGCCCTTGATAACGTGTCTATAACCACAAGGCGGATGCTTCCTATATCTGCCTTGGCTTGACCTATAAGGGCAATAAACTCGTCAATATTTCCATCTGGCCGCAAGAAATCAACTTGGCATGGCATAACCACAAATGGCATATCTTTATTCATAATCATAAGATTATCTCTAAAAGCGACAATCCGGTTATTTATCCCGGTTGTTCCTTCTAGGGCGGCATAAAGAACCCCGCCTTGTTCTACCCGTCTTTCGCGCCACTTTTCGCCGAGCGCAACGTGAAAGGCCAAGTCGGTGGCAAAGAAGGTTTTACCCGTATTGGAGCGCCCATAGATAACGCTTAGCTGTTTATCGCCTAAAAGACCTTGGACAAAATCAGCCGCTACAAGGTTGCGTTTAATATCCTTGGCTTTGACATAGTAAAGCCCCTTCTTTTTATCTTCCTTCTTTGGAACAACATCATCCCAATCAGACGATTCTTTAATTTCTCCTGTTTCTGGGTCAAAGCTTTCTTCCTTCTGGGGACTAGAAAAATCATAATCCGGCTTAAAATCGCTTTTGCTGGCTGGCTTCCATCCGCCCTCTTGTGCTTTTTTGACAACCGTTCCGAAGGTTCTTCCCGCCCCCTGTTTAAAGCTTTTCCAATGGGCCATCATACCGTGGGAAACGTATTTGGTCCCCGATCTGCTCCAATTGTCCCATACCTCGAACGGCATACCCTCGGAATGAATGCCCATGCCAATATGAATCCAATCGTCATAGCCGCAATCAGGGTCAATATGCGATAAAAGGTCATAGGCTTTTTCAACCGTCCATCCTTCATTCTCATAAAGTGAAAACGGATTCTTTTTGACAACCAATGGAACTGGGATGTGTTGGGGCTGCAATCGCTTTAAAGCAATGTCTAATATAAACTGCGGGGCTTCCTCTATAACCTCAAGCGGATTCACCCATTGATATACCGCGCCAGAATAATGGTTCGTTCCAACCCCGCAGACATAGCCTCCATCGCCCCTTATATCCACACCGGGCAATACACCGCGTTTGGTAATGACGGCCTCACCGGGCCATTTAAAATACAAATGCCTGCCTTTGCCAGTTTTTACGGTTAGAGTGGTTGGAAGCTGCCCTAATTCTGCTAACGCCGCCTCGCCTTCTGCGCTGTCTATATCGACAACAAAAATTCCTGATTTTTCTCCCGTTGCCACGCCAACATTTAATTGCTTGCGCCCAGCCCAAAGCTTTCCAAGTGCATCAATGTCTTTAGTGGCGGATTTAAGACCATCCTTATATTCGTCTGTAGAGGCCGGATGCTTTCCCGGAGAGGTGCAATTCATATGCCCGCAAGTACAGCAGCCGTTTACAAAACCCTGAACAGGAAACAATGCGAAGCCGTAGGTATTGATTAAATGGACGGCATCTTTGGAACTAAAGAATTTTTGCTCTGACATTATTTTTCCTGAAAATAGGGTTTGACAAGATGGAAAGTAATGTATAGAAATGGCTTAGTCAATACATTTTAGGGTGCAATTTACCAATGAACGATAAAGAAAACCTAAACACAGAAGAAGCCGCTAAATATCTTGGATATTCTACCGGAACGCTGGAAAACTGGCGGATGCAGGGCGTAGGGCCAAAATATTACAAACCGATTGGAAAGATTTTCTACTTTAAAGACGATCTGGATTTATGGCTAAAAAGCGAGGCGAAATGAACGGCTTTGAGCGTCATAACATAAAGCACGTTTCCCCATCTTCCATCAATATGTGGGCGGATTGCAGCGGCGCATGGATAGCCAAGTATCTTTATGGCCACAAGTTTAAATTTGGCGTTGCCCCGCAAATAGGGGTTCTTGTGGAAAAAGTTGTGGCCAGCGCCTTGTTGGGCAAAACCACTTTGGACAAAGCCATTGAAATGGCAGAGAAGGACTTTCAAAAGACGAATGTCTTTAATCCGTCCATTAAAGATATGGAAAGAGTTTCAGATATTCGCGCTATGTCTGAATTAGCTTTGGCTGAATTAAAGCAATACGGGGAGCCGGACTTTGACGGTGAAGAACAGCACAAGATTGAAATGATAACCAACGGTGATGGCTGGCAACTCCCCATTATAGGGTATCTGGATTTTTTCTATCCTAAGCAGGGATTGATAGTTGACCTAAAAACCACACTACGGATCCCATCCACCATGTCGGACGCGCACCGCAGACAACAAGCTATATATTCTAAGGCTAAGGGAAACATAGCTGTAAAATTTCTTTATGTAAGTCCCAAAAAAACAAGCCTTCTTGAAAATGAAGATGAAGGCGAATCATTGAGACAGGCAAAGGCCATACTAAACAGGCAAGAGCGTTTCTTGCGTTCTGGAGATGCTGATTTTTTAAAATCTATCGTGCCTGTTAATACCTCAAGTTTTTATTGGAATGGCGAGGAGCGCGCTCTTTTTGAGCATTTTGGAATTTAGCCATAGGGCTACAATCGGTGGCCACTGACGAATAGTGGCGTAATGACTAACGATGAATGAAAAAGGAAAACTAAAATGGCTTTTTACGAAGAAAAACAAGCTGGCGACTTTCTGCCTTACATTGCTTTTAATGCCAAGGCCGATAAGTGGTTTTTGAACGTCAATAAAGAAAAGATTCAAGTTAAGGGTAATCTGGAATTTGTTCTTGATTTTAAATCTATGCAAACAGGCTGGTTTTTGTTCCAAGATGGTCTTGCGCCAAACGTGGTTCTTGACCCATCGCTGACAGAGAAATCGGCACAACCTAGCCCTAAGCATAAGCGCGGCGTTAAATTCCCCGTTCTTTTGAAGGGCGAACACCCCGGAGTTTATGAGTTTTCTAGCGTTGCTGGCAATGTTTTGAAGCCCCTTTCTGATCTGCATGATTTGTATCTGAAAGAAGCCGAGAAAAACCCGAATGTTGCGCCAGTTGTAAAAGTTGGGGATTCCGTGGAAGTAAAGTCTTCTTTTAAAAATGCGGACGGATCGAACGGAACGGCAACCAACTATATGCCAACCTTTTCGATTGCCAACTTTATTAACCGTCCCGGCGCGTTGGATGAGGTGGCAGCACAGCCAGCACAAGAACCTGCTACGAAAGCGGAGCCTGCAAAAGTAGAGCAAGCCCCAGCATCGCCAAATAGCGAATGGTAATCAACCTTGGCGGGGCTGAAATACTCCCCGCCAATTTTTCAGGAGGCCACAATGGAATTTATAAAACAGGACGGTAAAGTCCTCATAGAAGAACCATGCAAACTATGCGGCACGGTTTATGCGAACATGAAAGAAGGCAAAGGCCCGCACATTGCGGAGTTGCGTTGTTCGGGTTGCAACCACCACGTTAAATGGATGAGCAAGGGCGAATATGATTTGTATCTTTGTTATCTGACAGAAAGCCCTATTGACGCATTGGTTGAAAAAATCACCAACGCACAGGCCGATTATAGGGAGGCCGATATTCGTGGTGACTGGATAGAACGCAAGGTAGCGCAAAAGCGTTTAAACCTGTTGCAAGAGTATTTTACAAAAATGGACGGTAATGCTTCTTTCACGGGATATGGATCATGACCGCGCAACAAATCCAAAACCTAATGAAAATCGCAGCCGCGAATGGTGATTGGAAACATTACACGCAATTGCAGGAGAGGTTGAAGGCGGTATGAAAACAATCCTCGCCATAGACCCCGGCATGAACGGCGCGTTAGCCCTGTATGACGGAACGGAACTTTTAACATGGCGCATGCCGACATACGAGATAACCAAAAACGGCGGCAAGCGTAAGAAGATCAACATAGACGAATTGAACCAGACGCTGGATTTCTGCCAGTCAACCGGATTGATTGATATGGTCTATATCGAGCAAGTCTCCGCCCAGCCGGGCAACGGAGCCGCGTCTGCGTTTACATACGGCTTCGGGGCTGGCGTTCTGGAGGCGGTTATTCAATGCCGTAAATTACCTTTTACTTATGTACTCCCGCAAGTGTGGAAGAAAGCCATGAATTGTCCTGCGAACAAAGACGGGGCGAGGATGCGAGCAAGTCAGATATTCCCGCAGTTTTCGCATATGTGGAAGTTGAAAAAAGACGATGGTTTGGCCGAGGCTTCGTTAATATCTTATTACGGTTTCCACAAAAATAATTCCTGATTCCCCCTTGCAACCGCTTCCGGCGTATGCTACGTTATTTGAGTAAGGAGAAACGAGATGCAACACACACAATGCGACATTTGCTATACCCCCATGCAGGGGGCCGATCCGGTCTGGAAATACTTTTGCTGCGCGTCTTGCGCGAGGGTAGGCCGCGAATGATTAAAGTCACAAGCGCAGGCGAAATCATGGTGGACGGCGTCCCGAGCGAGAGGGTTATTGGTATAACGGAACATGGATTATTGGGGGTCAATCGTGGTTGATTTAAGCAAAGCCAAAAAGGGCGACAAGGTGAAGTTTCGCTGTGGTGGTGAGGCCGTTATTCAAGACCGCAAAGCAAACACTCTTTTCTTTAACGGAGAGCCAGAACAACAAGCCTGTAACTGGTATTGGGATGGGAGATTTATAACCATGGGACGGGAAAACATAGACCACCCCTTCGACATCACCTCCATAGAACCGCCAGCATTTGATTGGTCTACGGTTAAGGCTGGGATGGCTTTTAGCGTTAAGGGTAGGTCGGGGGTTGGCATATATATTGCCAATAGCATCAGAAATAAGGAGGCGGTCGTTCTTGATGCCCTTGATCTAGACGGGGCCGAATTATACGAAGGTTATTCGAAAGAATATCTAATTCGCGCCCCAGAACACGACATCGAGGTAACGCCATGACCCGCATACTGGAACATTACTACCCGGACATGGAGGCCAACGACAACACGCCCAAAGCCCGCCTTGTGTGGATTGATTGGGGCATTCCGCCGGAAGTGGTTATAGAGAAGCCGAAATGCTAAAGGTTCTTGATTTATTTTCCGGCATCGGCGGCTTCTCACTAGGGCTTGAACGCACGGGCGGATTTGAAACCGTGGCGTTTTGCGAGATAGACCCGTTTTGCCAGAAGGTTTTGAAGAAACATTGGCCTGATGTGCCGATTTACAATGATGTTAGGAATTTAAATTATGACGGACCAGTTGACGTTATTACCGGAGGCTACCCTTGCCAGCCGTTTAGTCTTGCCGGGAAGCGAAAAGGCCAAGACGATGACCGCCACCTCTGGCCGGCTATGTTTAGCCTCATCCAAAAATATAGGCCGTCTTGGGTTATTGGAGAAAATGTTGCTGGGCATATCAATATGGGCCTCGACCAAGTGCTTGCTGACTTGGAAGGCGAGGACTACGGAACAAGGGCATTTGTTATTCCAGCTTGTGCCGTTGACGCTCAACATAGAAGAGACAGATTGTGGATTGTTGCCAACAGCAAGAGCAACGGATGGATCGAAGGGGACCCGAACTTTAGAGGGAGCGAAGCGGGAGTTTCTCAGAGGGAAAAACAGGGACCTTGGAATGATAGCCAAACTATTTCCGACCCCGACCGCCGCAATGGGAAGATGCGGGAGCAAGGCGGAGAGCAAGCGAATGGAGAGGAAAAAGCGGCTGGGCTACACGATCGAACTTCACGATATGGCAACGTCTGGGATGCTTTCCCAAGAACTTGGCCAGCTGAACCCAACGTGGGTCGAGTGGCTAATGGGGTTCCCAAGCGGGTGGACAGACTTAGAAGCCTCGGAAACGCAGTCGTCCCCCAAATCCCCGAAATGATCGGTTACGCAATTTTAGAAGCAGAAAGAGCAACCAAATGACCCCCACCCGCGCACGAAAGATGAGGGAGGAAATAATCGGGGACTGCCGTTTGATTTTGGGGGATTGCTTGGATATTATGCCAACGCTCGGCAAGGCTGATGCTGTGGTGACCGATCCGCCGTATGGGATTAAGGCCGCAAATGGCTTTGGTGGCTTTGGTGGCTTTGGTGCGCCAATACAGCGCAGAACCTACGAGGGAGATTGGGACGACGATAGACCAAGTAAGGATGTCTTTGACCTGATCTTAAAATCGGCCGAGGTGCACATAATATGGGGAGGTAATTACTTTACAGACTTCTTGCCAGTATCAAAAAAATGGTTGTTTTGGGACAAGTGCCAAACAATGCCAACATATTCAGATGGTGAAATGGCGTGGACTAGCATATCCGGAGCTTCGACAAAGCGGATCATTTACAATAACAATGGTTTGCAAGCCAAAGAAAAGGGGCGCGTCCACCCAACCCAAAAACCCGTAGAGGTGATGCGTTGGTGCATAGAGCAACTCCCCAAAGAATCCCAAACCATCCTCGATCCATTTATGGGTTCCGGCACAACCGGAGTCGCCTGCGTAAAGCTAGGCCGCAAATTCATAGGCATAGAATTAGACCCAACCTATTTCGACATAGCCTGCCGCCGCATAGAAGAGGCTTACAAGCAGCCCGACCTATTTATCGAACCAACCGTAAAACCAATTCAGGAAAAGCTAATATGACCCCCACCCGCGCACGAAAGATTAGAGAACAGCTAGGCTCCCGCAAGGAAGTCGCGGCGAAGATTAACGATGAATTTACGGATATCTCATGGCGTACCATTGAAGGGTATGAGCAAGGTATAAAAGTAATTCCGAGATATTACATTTATTTTTTAAAAACCCTATTGACGAGAATCCCGCTATAGGCGTACTATCACAAGGAAGGAGAAA